CGTAGCGAATTCCTTAGCGTAATCCGCGAGGAGGATCCTCGTTCCTACGTGCTGCGCCACGGCGACGTGACACGCTACGCCGACAAACACTGGCCTGAGAAGAAAGAAGAATACAAACATCCGTCGGATTCCTCACCGTTCATCCTTCCTGATGACTTAACCAGTTGGGTCGAAGATGAGTTTCCTAAGGTTGGTCACTTTTACAAACCCTTAACCCTGACCTTAACCGATCACTTAACCCGAGGTTTAACCCTTGATTAAATCTGATTTAACCCTAGACAGACAGACCTCGGTCGCTTGTGCTTATCGGACCTTCCCGATGGGGAAAGACGCGCTGGGCTCGATCTCTCGGAGCTCATATTTACCTTAACGGGCGATGGTGCGTGGATGCCTGGCGAGACGATGCCCGATATATCGTTTTCGACGACATCCCCTGGGGACATATACCTAACCGAAAAGGTTTCATCGGCGGACAAGGATCTATTACAGTTACTGGAAAGTACCGGGCTCCAAGGACTGTTGAATGGGGAAGACCTTGTATCGTGCTGGCCAATGGAGACATGGACCCCTTAAACGATCTACTCTATGGTACTGAAGAGCGAGAATGGTTCGATGCTAACACTGTTTACGTGAAACTGGAGAGAGCTTTATATTAAATAAATCAAGTATCCTTAACATAAGTGATAATATCAAACGTGCCAAGAATATCCTGCGCAACAAGAATATTGTTAGCGTTAGAATTGGAAAAGACTTGCAGAATCCAATAATAGTTCATAGACCGAAAAGAGCGAAGCTGATCAGTCTGAACAACATCAAAATTAGACTGAGCAGACCACTTGCGATTAATAGGCACGTAAATGTCAACGTTCTGAAAATAGAGCGCATTCTGTGTCCCGAGAACGTATTCCTTGCCACCAAGAACGCGAACGAAATCATTATCAATAACGTCAATGCCAGAAGCATTCCCAACAAATGGGGCAGAAGGCTGTCCAGCTTCCTCAGCAGCTGAAGTTTCGAAGATTCGAATATTAGATTCACCAGGATCTTGAGTGGGATTGGTGAGGGCAGTTGTTGCATTTCCATATGTAGTAAAACCGGCTGGGAGATCAGCGAATTGCCGTGTCGCAATCAAAAGAATGCGAACGCGAAGCGTGTTCGTTGTTTGGTCGAGAGCAATGCGGCCGCGAAGCCACATTCCTTTTATCCAAAACTGGTCTCCGGTAATATCGCCACCATCGGTTCCTTGAATAATTTGGGAAATTGGTGATGCTATGAATAGACGACGAGTCGTGTTGTCGCCGGATGTGAACGTAGTCTCGGTTACCGAATCGAGAAAGCGTTTCGTTTCGGAAAACTTGAGCAACGCACTACCAACTTTGGAAGTGAAGGATCGGCCCTTACGCCTGAACCGGCGACGCCCGAACCGGCGACGGCTTCTTGAAAAACGGGCCATGCCTGAAGAGGGTACTGCCTGGGATCCGAGTATGGCTTCCGGTACGATTTGTTCGCCCGAAAAAGCTCTGTCCGCGGCGTCGATAACGCCCGCGACCTCTGGTTGGCCGGCGGCTAAAGCGAGGTCCTCTAAAGCTTGATTGAATTTTCGCTTCTTGGAAGGATTGTCGTAGTTTCCGAAACCACGAAAACCACGCCCAATATAGCCTGCTGTATAAGGCATAAGTGGATGACGCACCCCCTGGTCCTTTTATATACATATAAGTGGGAGGACTGGGAGGTTCCGGGGGGAGAGTAATATTAATGTCTCCCCCCTCCCGTTTCGAGTTCAACGCAAAGCGAGTCTTCCTCACGTACCCGCAAGTTGGCGATGTCCCGCGATCCGCCGTCGTACGACGACTCCGACTACTTGGACCTGATAAGCTTTGCGTATCCACCGAGCGGCATACCGACGGAGGTCTTCATTTTCACGCGCTGGCCCAGTGGTCGCGACCACTTCACACACGCGATCAACGGCATTTTGACGTCGACGGACTTCATCCAAATATCCAGCCTGTGCGAAACCTGCGAGCTGTCTATCGATATGTTACAAAGGACGGCGATTTTGAGGGTGACGTGTTCGAGTTTGGACGCGAGTCTTGCTACGGAAAGGCTGTGTCAGCGGCTGATCGTAGCGAATTCCTTAGCGTAATCCGCGAGGAGGATCCTCGTTCCTACGTGCTGCGCCACGGCGACGTGACACGCTACGCCGACAAACACTGGCCTGAGAAGAAAGAAGAATACAAACATC